ATGTTGGAGACACAAACACTTCATCATATTTTACTAACAACAGAAATTTAATGGATGGTAATAATAGAGTTGTATATTGGCCATACTCTCAACACCGTCCAATAACTTTAGGCAATCTCTCGGCAACGAACTTTACTATTTAGTATAAATAGATAAAACTAAGGATAAAATATGGCACGTCAGAATATTGGAATTGGTACAGTAGCAGATGATGGTACGGGTGATACACTTCGTACAGCTGGACAAAAAATAAATCAAAACTTCCAAGAGCTTTATGGACGTTTTGGTGATAGTACTGCTATTGGTGATAAAATTATCATTGCTAGTGGAGGAATAGTTTTTGAAGGTGCAGTAGATGATGTAAATGAAACTTCTTTATCTCCTGTTGAACCAACAGCAGATAGAATGGTTTATGTTCCTGATGCTAATGGTACTCTCATTACTGATTCTGCTTCTCAAACTATGATTAATAAAACTTTGACGGCACCTATCATTGGTTCTGGTTTATCTCTTAGAGATTCAAATAGCCATGATTTTAAATTTGTTCCTGGTAATATTGCAGCTAATAGAAATGTAAACTTTCCAGTATTGACAGATAGTGATACATTAGTATTTGAAAATCATACACAAATATTAACTAATAAAACATTAACATCTCCGACATTAAATACACCAGTTGTTGGTGCTTCAGTAGATGACTCAAATAATAATTCACTTATCAGTTTTGTAACAACTAACTCTGCAGTAAATCATGTATCTGTAAAAAACAATATTACTAATAGTGATCCATTAATACAAGCAGCTGGTACAGATACAAACATAAATTTAAATGTAGCTGGTAAAGGAACTGGATCAGTTGAAGTTGCCAAAGTAGCATATACTTCAATAGTACAAACATCAGCTGGCGCAGTTTCAGCTGAACACACATATATTATATTTAACTCTGGAACTCCAATGTCAGTCAGTATAGCTGATGGAACAGTGCCCGGAGAAGCTAAAATATTTACAAACAGAGGGAGTGGAGCTGTTACAGTACAACCTGCTAACTTTGCTCAAGGATCATTTTTTCAATTAGCACAATATGATGGATGTCAAGCAATTTGGGATGGGCAAAATTGGTACTTGACAGGAAACCAAGGCGAACTAACAGTTTCATAGGATAAGATATGGTTGCGATAATTACAGATAATTTTAAAAGAAAATTCATTGATGAGATAATATCAGATGTTGGTACTTCATCCGGATATTATGTTGCAATTGGACGTTCAGAAGATTGGGATAGTAGTGATACAGTTCCTAATCCAACAAATAGTTTAGCTGAACAAAGACGTTTCAGAGAATCAATGCAATCCATAAAACTTGGTGAAGATGTTTCTTATGTTATCCCAAGAAACAACTGGAGTTCAGGTACTACCTATGATGCTTACGACGATGCAGTTGGTGGATATCCTTCAAATGCATATTATGTTATAACTGATGAACTTCAAGTTTATATTTGTTTACAACAAGGTAAAACAACTGCAGGAGTTGCAGTTCCATCTTCTATTAAACCTCAAGGTACTGGTTTAGATCCTTCTACTAAATCAGATGGATATGTTTGGAGATATCTATATTCATTAAGTGCTGGTCGAGCTACTAAGTTTCAATCTTCAAATTACACTCCTGTTGAGTTTCTTGATTCATCTGCAGATCCAGCTGGATTTACTGTACAACAAGCAGAACAAAGAAATACACAATATGCAGCTATAAAAGGTGAGATAACTGATATTGCAGTAACTGCTGGAGGTAGTGGTTATACTTCAGCACCATCAGTAACAATTGAAGGTATACAGAATGCATATGATAATATACCTCCTAAGACAGCAACAGCTACTGCTATAGTTGATAATGGTACAGTAGTAAACATTACTATGGATGATAGTGGATCTGGAAAGGCATATGGTAGAGGTTATACATTTGCTAATGTAACTTTATCTGGAGGTGGTGGAACTGGAGCTACAGCTCGTCCTATCTTAGCTCCTTTCAAAGGAATAGGTGGAGATCCAAGAGACGATTTAAGAGCAACAGCTGTTATGTTCAATTGTAAGACAGATGGAGCTGAGGGTAATACTTTTGTCGTAGGAAATGATTTCAGACAAGTAGCTCTTATGAGAAATCCAAGAGTTGGTACAGATTCTGATGACTCAGCTTTTATTGGAAATTCTGCAAATACATTAAGAACTTTAAAACTAGCAGCAGGAGGGGCTACTTTCTCTCCTGATAAAACTATATTAGGTGCTACTTCTTCTGCTAGAGGATTAATAGATAAAGTAGATTCAGACAGAATATATTTTCATCAAACAGCTATAACAGGATTTACTCCATTTCAAGAAGCAGAGACAATATCTGAAATAGATGGTGCTGGAACTGGTACTTTGGATTCTGTTGGAGCAGATGCAAACAGTTTTGCTTTTGATAGTGCTGATATTGATTTATCTTCTGGCGAAATACTGTATATAGATAATAGAGCTGCTATCACTAGATCTGCTGCTCAACAAGAAGACTTTAAGATAATTATTCAACTGTAAGTTAGGTTTAAAATGGCTACTACGTATACACAAAATCTTTTTGAGACGACTTATAAGGATGATTTCAAAGATAGTGATAACTATCATAGAATTTTGTTTAACTCTGGGAGAGCTCTTCAAGCAAGAGAACTTACTCAGATGCAAACTATTATCCAAAAAGAAATAGAAAGATTTGGAAGAAACATTTTTAAAGAAGGTGCTTCTGTTAATCCAGGTGGCCAAACTCTAAACACAAGTTATGAATATGTAAAATTAGATACAAGTACGTATGCTTTACCTACCAGTTCTACTACTTTACAACAAATGGTTGGTGACACATTTACTGGTCAGACATCTAATATAAAAATAAAAGTTTTAGAAGTTGTTGCTGCAACAGGTTCTGATCCTGCTACAATATATGTGACATATACTGATACTTTAGGTGGTACTTCAGGTACTGCTCCTGTTAGAATGACACCTGGCGAAAACATTGTTAGTACCAATTCTGTTACATTAACTGTACAATCAACTAACACTACTGCTAATCCAGCAGTTGGAAAAGGTGCTAGAATATCAGTAAGTGAGGGTTCATTTTTTGTTCAAGGACATTTTGTTCATGTAAAACCACAATCATTAGTAATAGGAAAATATACTGATACTCCTACTGCTGTGGTTGGATTCAAAGTAGTTCAAGATGTTGTTTCAGTAAGTGATGATCAAGATTTATATGATAACCAAGGTGCAACTCTAAACACATCTGCTCCAGGTGCTGATAGATACAGAATATCTCTTAATTTAACAACACAAGATACAATTGGACCTACTGAAAACTTTGTTTACTTTTGTAGAGTTATAAACGGTAACATATTTGATGTTGTAACTGGTAGAGATGAATACAACAGAATTGAAGACAACATTGCTAGAAGAACATTTGAAACATCTGGTAACTTTTTTGCAAAACCATTTATTGTACAATATGAAGAAGATTCTGCTAACACACATTTGATTGCTGAAATATCTCCTGGTACTGCTTATATTAATGGATACAGAGCTAACGTCTCATTTCCAACTCGATTGAGAATTCCAAGAGCACAAACTACAATCTCTATAGAGAATGAAGTTGCTGCATCTAATTATGGAAATTTTGTTAGAGTATTGAATATAAAAGGTCAACCAAATATTGCAACACAGGAAAGACAAAATCTTACTGATTCAATTACATTAGGTGGTAACACTATTGGTACTGCTCGTGTAAGAGCAATTGAAAAAGATGGTAATGCTCACAGATATTATCTGTTTGATATCAAGATGAATTCTGGACAATCTTTTAGTTCTGTAAGAAGTATTGGTACATCTTCAACACAACATGCAGATACTGTTGGTGCACTTGGTAACACAGGCACAGCAGCTGTATTAAATGATGTTCAAGATAATAACTTATTTTTTGATCTTAGATATCCAAGAAAGAAAGTTATTTCTGATATTTCTTTACAAGTGCAAAGACGATTTACAGGTACTGCTGATGGTTCTGGAAACCTGACTTTATCATTAACTTCAGCTGGAGAAACATTTATTAGTACTGGTGAATGGATTGTTACTAATGATGGTAATGGTGCTGAGATAAGCGCTTCTTTTACTTCCGCTG